CCCGAACCGGGAAATGTGCATGCGACCGGCCGGGTGAGGCTGTCGTTCATTCCGGTCAACACTCCATTATGAGCATTGGTCGCGGTTGCGAACGTATTCAAGAAAGCGTCGCCTGCTTCTACTTCATTACCTCCCGTATCACTGTTGATGTTGAGCGTGACGAACTGCAAAAGCGGGTGGCTGCCTGCCGAGAGTCCGAGCGGATAGCCGAATTCGGCATTGGGCATGCTGATATACGCAGACACCAATAATGGCATTCCAGCGATGCCGATCCGGTTAGGCCCTTCCGTATGATAATAGAGGCTATTTAGGTTGACTAGCCCGGTTGTATGGATTTGAGCACCATCACCTGAACCGTCCCAAATATCCAGGTGGGTCAAGCGGGTCAGTCCGTTCAGGTTTATGATCCCAGCACCGGAATTGATCGAAAGGGTAACGCTCTCAAGCAGAGGGAGTCGCTCCAGGTGGAGGTAGGACGTATTGGATAGGTTGATGTAGTCAAGAGAGAATAAGGTGCAGCCCGCCGAGGCGAACATTTGTGTTATGTTTTCGTTATCGGGGTAGCCCGGCAGCACGATGCCGTTGACGATATACGGCGCAATATCGAAACTATAGACTCCTCCGATGGGGATGAGAGGGTAGCCGCGGTCGGCGGTTCCGATGGCGGCGAGTTTGAGTTGTTGGAAGGTGCTCATAAAAGTCAGTCAATGGATTCAATGAAGGGCCCACTCAGGGATTCGAGGCACCATTGCCCGCCGGAGAAGTAGAGTCCGACGCGGTAGGATCGCCAAATTTCCAATGTAACGGGTAGCAGCGCAGCCACGCCTACGGGGAGTTGGATGCCGGAGAAGTTGAGGGTATAGGCACCGGATACCCACTGCATCGCAAAGGTGAAGCAGTCGCCCTCGGTGGCGCTGCCGCTTGGCGCGAACAGGGTGGCGTCGCCATTAAGCACGCAAAACTGATAGTTGCCATCCGCAAGCGCGGGGGTGATGTCCTCGCCAAGCCCGCCGAGGTCGTGGCGGGTGTCGGCTGCGGCCTCAATGGGAAGCCAGCACTGTCCTTTGTGGTGGTAGCGGCTGCGCACGCCGTTGATATACGAAATGTCGCCGTCGGACGGGGAGGTAAAGAAATCGGGCATGGCTATGGGAAGGCCGGGCCCTCCATGGTGGAGGACCCGGGATCGGTGGGGATTACAGCGCGGCCATTGTGGCCTTGATCCATCCGGTAGTGGATGCGGTGGTCACATCGGCGAGCGCCAAGTAGAGGTGGATGCCATCGAAGCGGATATCACCCGCCACACCAGTGGTAGAGTCGGCTCCGCCCGTGAGGTGGGTGGCCGCGCCTGCCCAAGTGCAGTGGCTTGCGATCGTTGTGGATGGGACGCCCACGGAGGTGGAGTTGCCGATCACACCAACAACCTTGTTGGTGACGGTGAGAGTGGTTGAGGTGGAGGCAGCAGATGCCGATGTATTCAACACAGTGAGGGAGCCATACGTGGTGCCTCCGCCAGTAGTCTTGTTCACCGCCGACACAAGGTTGGCAAGCGACGTGGCAACAGACACGCCGATAAGCACCTGGTTTGCCGTGGTGGACGCAGTGAGCGCCGTCTTCCAGGTGTAGGTGGTGGCACCAATCCTTACCGTGGCACCGTCGGCAGGTGCCGTGCCAGAGTTGGTAAGGACAAGGGACGCAGCATTACCGTAGGTTGGGGTGCCAGCGCGAGAGTTGATCGAGGTGACAGAGCCATCAGTATTGGCGACTCGAAAGCCTCCATCATTCATGAATAAGTCGGCGGTGCCAGCGACAGGGGCATGTGGGGTCCGCGTTGTGCGGAAGGTGAGGTAGGGGAATCGTGTGTAGCTCATGGTAGTAGGTGGTTATCAGCAGATTATGTTGACTCAAGAATAGTGAAGAAAAAAGGCCCCTCCCCATCGGAGGATGAAAAGGGGCCTTGACGCGGGGGTGGCACAGCCGGACCTCCCCCGAGATGGATTATGGGCAGCCGACGAAGCCGAGGTCAGTCGGACAGACGCGGTGGCGTAGCGTGAACATCACGTGTGGGTTAATCGGCTCAACCCCGGAGGCCATCACGCCGCGGAAGCGGCCAAGCTTGCCATCTGGGTTGTATTCAGCGGAGGAAGCGTCGGTGTTGATCACGTTCTGCCACTTGAAGTCGCCCATGTACGTCTGCGGGTTGAACGTGGCGCGTGAGACGCCGGTGATCGAGCCTGGGACGCGCAGCTGGTAGGCATCCTTCACGTAGATGAAGGAGTCCTGGTAGCCGGCAGTAAGCCAGTCAGGGTTGACGTTCTTCTTGCCGTCGCCGTCGATGACATAGTGCGGCACCTCAGTCCACGGATCAGTGGCGGGATCACCGTCGATCGCAAGCGCGTTGTTGAACGACCAACGTGGTGGAGCTTCGTCCATCATGTGGATGAAACCGTTGTAAGTGTGCGTGACGCCGAGCGGGGTGAGCAGCGCGTCAGGCTCGCCGTGACGGAAATCCTCGCGGATCGCGTCATCTCCACGGACGAGGAAGCGGCTGGTATTTTGGTCGGTGATCAGGCCGTAGATCGGACGTCCGTTCTGCGTGCTCACCGCGTGGCGGTGGCCCTGCTCAACAGTGAGCAAGTTGTAGAAGTAGTCCAATACGCCATTGGTGAGCCGCGACGTTGGAGCAACGGGCGGGAAGGTGAGTCCGTGAGTCTCGTCGTAGTGGGCAAGGGTGGGCTCGATGGTGTACTTGTTCGACCAGCGGGTAAAGCCCTCGCGGTTCCACTTGATCCAGTAGAGCCGGACCATGTCACCAAGGCCCCACTCGACAGCCCGCATCTGCGCCTCGCGCTTGCCGGTGTAGAGAAGGTCCGTGACGCAGAAGCGCGGCGAGTGCACAGCCTTCTGGAAAAGGGTAGTGCGACGCAGCGTCTGGTTGAAGGTGACGGTGTCAACGGGAGGGATACAGGATCCGCCGGCATTGTAGCCTCCGGCGCCCTCATTGAGGGACATGGCGCCCCAGGGGAGTTCGGAGCCGCTGATGAAGGGGCGCTCCCACATGATGTTGTCGATGGTCTCGCCCATGCCTTCAGGCCATGCGACCTTCTTGGGTTGGGAGATCCAGGGGGACGCGTATTGCTCGCGCATGTAAATGTCGTACGTAATACGACCCGACTCTGTGACAAGGAATTGATTGATATCGTTAGCCATAAAAATAGGTGCTCAATCGAGCGGTTCAGGTGGATGGCCACACGCGGGATTGCGTGGATGCCTATACTTTAGAACGGCGAAAGCTCCGAACGGGCTAATGGCTTGTAGATTAAGCACCCCGAGCCATCACTGGGTGCGGGGCTCTTTTATGGTTTTCCCGTAAAAATGCAAACGAAATCTTTCATCCGACGCAAAAAAAGAGGGCGGCCATTTAACTGGCCGCCCTCTAGCTGCAAACATTGGGAATCACGCTCTCTCGTATTCAAAGCGCTGTATATCACGAATCCCGCGTGAATGCAAGGTATTTCAACCCTCGAAGGTGAAGGTGCGCCCCTCCATGGCGGCGAGCAGGCCCCCTTCCTTAGGTGGGGTGTCGGCCGGTTTGGGTGACACAGGATCGCCAGTAAGCGCTGAGGGATTGCCTTTTCCGCCACGCAGAATAGCATTCTCGCGCTCTAACGCCACGATGGCCTTGCGAGCCTCGGGGAATGCGTTAGCGCAAAAAGCCATGTAGCCGAGGTCGCCGGAGTCGAAGCTGGAGGGATCGAGTGTCACGGTGGAGTTCTGCACAGCTCGGGCCAGGTCGGTTAGCTGTCCGGCTGAGTCCGTGAATCCGGGAACGCGTCCGGCAAATTTTTTGAAGGCTTGGTTGGTAGCGGCTTTGAACTGGCCGACACGGGCTTCAAGATCTGCCTTTGCGGCGGCCTCGCGCTGTACTCGGGACGCGGCGATGGTCTTGCTGGCATCAGCGAGCATATCAACCTCTACCTGCTTCACGGCCTTGTAGTCGTCAGCCAGTCGCTCAAGACGTCCGGTGACACGGCGCCCAAGCTTGGACTCGAGCTGCTCAAGCAAGTTGTCCTGCTTGATGGGGTTGGGCTCCATGATGACCGAGGCGAGAGTGTCGATATCCACACCACTGTCGTCGGACATCTGTTTGAGCACGACATCCATCGCGTCCAGTGGCACCTTCACCTTAGCGAGGAACACTTCTGACTCGCGCACCGCTACAGTGTCGTTGGCGCGGAGCAACTCCTGATTGCGTTGACGCAAGCCTTCCACTTCTTGGGCGGCGGAGCGGAGGGATTCGAGCTCAGCCTGAACCTCGGACGGCACGGGCGCGGAGGCGAGTTTAGCGATAGCTTCAGCAGCCTCGAGCTTGGCAGCCTTAAGTCCCTGCTTGAGGGTCTTCCAGCGCGAACCCTGAGCGGCATCCATTCCTTTCACTTCCTCCTCGGTGGCAGAGTCGAACGCGGCTTCGTCAAAGGATTCCGGGGCAGCGGCCGTCTCAGCGACAGCGGGAGCGGTAGATCCGATTTGATGAAACTCTTCCTCGTCCTCCTTGTCCTCCTTGTCTATAGGAGGCGGGGTGTCGGCCACTTTGGGGGGTGGCGTGTCGGCTGACGCGGCAGGCTTGGCTGGGACTGTAGCCGCAGGCGTGGGGGTTGCCTCGACCTCGACAGGGGATGGGGTGTCGAGGAATGCGGAGAGACGGCTACTCAGACCCTCCTGGGCAAGTGCGGCGTCGTCGGTAACGGGGGCGAATAGGCGTGTTCTAATCTTCATGGGGTCTGTTTATCGGTGGAGCGGTTGCGGCGCAGCGAGCTGGACATTAGCAGCGGCGCGACGGGTGCGACGGGGATTGTAAGGCGACGCAGGAGGCGGAAGGCGTTGCGGGTGCCCTTCTCACAAGCCATCGCGACGGCGGACTCGGGGGCGAGCATCTGGCTGATATCAATCTCAGCAAGGGTGATCACCTCCTCAGTAGCGCGGCGGAAGACAACAGAGTCGAGGATCTCGAGCAGGGCTGCTTGCTGGACAGGGTTAAGGGCCATTGGTTCAGAGCTTAAGGCCTTCGGAAACGGGAGCGATCACCGATGACGTTGGGTCATAGCTCTGTGGGTAGGGGTTGGGTGCGGCTCCCGGGTTCTCGTCATTAATTGCCTTGAGGTCCATCCCAAGCCACATGATTGCCTCTTGGATACGCATAATGGCATGCGTACGCGGCAGACTCTTGCGGACAACGGCATCTGGGGCACGTGGGCCAGGGTATTCCGGCATGGACCAGCACCGCAGGTTAGTGAGGGTGCGGTCGAGGTCCTGGCGGAGAGTCTTGGTCTGGGCGATGGCTACTTCAGTATTGTTCATGGAGGTTAGATGAGAGTTAGGAGCCGAGCCCACCGAGGATGTCCTTGCGGCGGATCTCAGCGGCTGTCTGGGCATCCATCACGGCGATCTTGGCGGTGCTCTCCTGGTGGAGAATAGCCTGCTTGGCGCGGCTCATCTCTTGTAAGGCAGAGATCTTTGCCTGGGCCTCGCCAAAGATTTTGGCCATGTGGAGGTCGTGGTCGGCCTGGCCGGGGTCTTGTAGAGGTCCGCCCTGTCCGGGTTGTCCGGGTTGTCCTGGCTGCATTTGGCCGCTGGCCTGTTGGGGATCGCTCGGCTGCGGCGCAAGTTGGTTCGGGTCCTGGCCGCCGGCCTGCTGTGCCGCTTGAGCCTTCTGCACCTCCTCTTCGCGCAGCTTGTTGATGTGTCGGAGGCCATTGTCGATGAGCTCGCCTGCCTGCTGAAGCTGCTGACGAAAAGAGTTGAGCTCATGAATCCGACTCTCGTGCACCGTAGTCTGCTCAAGGGTCTCGCCGCAATGCTTGTAGAGAACAATGTTGCGCATGGTCCAGTCGGTGAGGTCGAGCTGACCCTGGTTGACAGCCTCAATCCCAGAGGTGAGTTCAAGGATATGTTCCTGGATGTGGATCATCTTGTTCTCGCCATCGACCGGATCGAGCATTTTTCCAGCCAGCAAGTCGAAGTTCTCGAGGCGGGCGAGCGCAATGTCGACGTGGCCGCGGCGTTGGCCCGGAACTCCGAAATAACGGGTGGCAGCCTCGGTACCCTTGATCTCGGCAGCGTAGTCGAAATTGAAGAACTCCTGACCCTGTGGGTCCATCGAGGCGTAGAGCTCACCCATCTGCTGAAAGCCGATGAGGCGGGAACCCTTGGAGCCGGCACCCATCAGGCGAGTGGCCTGGGTGGCCTTGAGGTCGATCTTGGATAGGATCTCGAGCGGAACCCCGCGGGCGACACAGGCCTCCTTCATCACCCTCACCATCTCGGCGATGACCAGGTCGTCCTGGGTCTCAGTGAAGGAGCGGCGGACCAGCTCGCGCATATACTTGTCGTAGGGCCCCATGAACAGTGAGAGCGCGAAACCCTGCATCTTGCTCGAGTGCTCCACCTCGGCGCTCACCTGCATCTCGGTGCGGCGGGCCGATGGGTTGTCGGAGATTGGTGAACTGCCAAGTCCGGAGGAGTGCTTATCGAGAACCTGCCGATTGCTCTCGAGAGCAAAGCCGATGTTCTGGTCCATCCGCATCATATTGGTCTGCTGTAAGGAGCGCAGGCCTTTGGGGGCGATCATGGCGTGACCGACGTCGATAAACTGGAGGTCTTCGACAGAGTCGACGCTGGACTCCGGCTGGTAGATCTCGGAAGCCCGGTGGCGGGCGGCGTCCATCATCTTGCAGCGCAGAATGTTGTCGGCCTGTCCTGGCTCGAAAAGAGCATAGCCGAGGCCACGGATAGTGTAGATGAGGTTCTTGCTGCCAACGCTAAAGGGGAAGATCTGAAACATCTGGTTCGCATCCTTATAGGCGGAACGCTTGCGGTAGAGCCAAACCGGCTCAGGATTGTCTCCCTCTGGCTGGTTGAGCGACTTGGAGGTGGCATAGATAGAAAGTGTGCCATCGAGTTCGCGAATCACGCCCCACACCAGTTCAATGGAGGGCAGGCCGTGGGCATTGCCGACGCGGCACGACTTGATAAGGCGGGCCAACTTCTCGTAGTTCCAGGGCTCAAGGGTGGTAGTGGAGGGCTTAGCTGACTCAATTAGGCGCTTAGCCTCCGGGCCATTCCAGCCATTATGGTCAGGATTTGTCTCGAAGCCCTCGATCTTGGCGAAGAGCTCGGGTATCGTCATCACTCGCTCGATGGTCATAGCCTCGATCTTGGATGGGACCGCCTCAGCATTAGGGGCGAACTTGCAGTCCTCAAGTGAGGCAACCTGCGAGATGAGGGTGCGGGTGTCTTCAAACCACGGGATGGCCACTCCCTGAGTAATGAAGATGGTGACCAGCTGCAGCATGTTGGAGGTGGCGACATCCCACGAGCGGTACATCTTGGTCCACTCATCCGCCATAATGTCAGCGTAGGTGCTGGCCATATCAGGGTCGACGTCAGAGGCGAGGCCTAGCTTGACTAGATTGGTGGGAGCTGTATAAAGGTCGAGGAAGGGGCCAATAGCCTCATTGCGGAGTGAGGTGGCAATACCGTAGTTGATGTTAAAGCGATCTCCCTGGCCACGGGCGACAAGGTCGGCATCGTCGTATGGAGCAACGAAGTCCATAAGCTCCTGCACGGCAGCTCGGTTAGCACTAAGATCGGCGTCATCACGGACAAACCCAGCGTGCATAGCCAGCAGAGCGTCGGGCGAGGTGAGGCGCTCCTCGGTTGTAATGGAATCGACCTCGAGCGGCGCGCCGAGGGTTTCGCGCGAGGCCTTGAAGTTCACTTCGTCACCTCCTCAGTGAGTATGGAAACCAGACGGGCAGCGCCGGTGGAGGGATGAGGCTGGCGACCGGAGCGGGTAGCGACCATCTGGATCAGCTCAGCACGGGGCAGGGCGAGGAGCTCTTCGGCAGAGAGGGGAATAGGATTGGGCTCCGGCTCGGGTTTAGCGGGAAGGTCTGGCATCTCAACTGGCTCCTTGAGGGAGATGGTGAATAAGTAGTCAGCGGATTCTACCATTGCGAAACGGCTACGGGCAAAGTGGTAGCGGCCGGCAGAGCGCCAGCTCTCAGCTCCAGCAAAGCGCAGGAAGGCAATCGACTTGGCAGGGAGGGAGATGGTGACTGGGCCGACTGGGAGCAGCCAGCCGGGACCCGTGGTGCCGCGGCCACTCATCGTATCGCCGCCGGCCATGTGCTGGCGCTCGGCTTCCTGCATAAAGTCGGGCACCACAGGCAATGCAAAATCATCCACTACCAGCCAGGGGCCCGGGTAGGACGTGTAGGCATTGAGCAGGAAGCGCGAGAATAGCATCGAAGCTTGACCATCAGCGGAGAGCTGTGGGTTGATCTGAATCGGCAGCCTGGCAGACACCTTGAAGATGGAGGCGAGCGGTGCGAGTAGCTCATCAGCGTCAGGGTTGAAGGCTGAGTGGACCAGTAGGACAGCCCCATTGACAGGACTAGTCTGGAGCTCAGAGGCGCGGGCGATGAAGGCGGCGAGGTGGTCCCGGTTGTAGTCGGTGACAAGGATGGCGAGGTTCATGAGATGCGTCTGCGGTGTTTCAAGCGTTTTATGGAGGGCATTGCAACAATAGATTTACGTTCTGAGCCTGGAGGTCCGCCGCTATTTCCAAGTGGGCCGCTTACGAGCGACTTCCACTCGCTATGTTGCTTGCGGTCATTTTTACGGATTTCTATGACATCGAGCAGGCCATTGAGAATGCCCACTTCTACCAGAATCATCGCTGTGTCAGCGAGGTCGGGGCTGCGGCCTGTACGGCGCTTCATGTCGCGCTTCTCCTCAACGCAGGCAGTGGTGCCGCTGTGGTTGCGCTCATGCCACTTGCGTTGACAAAGCTCTTCGATCACCTCAGTGGGCAGGCCACGGATCTGGCCCTCGCGCACTAGCGCCTTGGGTTGCACCCACAGTTGGGTGACGCGGTTCTTGTAGATCGTCTCCTCGTTAAGGCTATCCGCCCGGCGCTCGGCCGGCTTGCCGCCGAAGTTGATGGCCCTCACCTGGTGCGACCATTTGGTGTGCAGCCACTGGCCAAACACCACTCCACCCCCAGTATTGTCGAAGCCAGCGTTGCGCGGCTTGATGCCGTGGTAGAGGCAGTGTTCGCGAAACTGCTCAATGACGTTCTCACTCACCGTGACGGGAATGGTCTCACCCTCCGAGTTGGTTATCTCACTACCACTCTCGGCGATGATTTTGTGGCCAAGGTAGTTCATCGTTTTGCGGCCCGCTATAGTGCCGAACTCCGCCCACATGATGGGGGAGCGATCGCCGCCAGTGACGAAGGCCGGATCGAGCCCGGAGCAAAGCGTGCGGACGCAGCCGAAGTCCCATTCCTCCTCGGAGACAGCGCGGGTGGCGGAGAGCAGCTCCGACTCCGACCACACCGTCCGCTCCATGCCTGTGGGGCAAAACATGCCGCGGATCTGCGCCCAATACTCAAGTGAGTCCTCACCAAATGCCTCGCGAGCTTGAGCGATATACTCCGCCGTCGGCATCCAGTGGTAGAGATGGCGGCCGCTGCGATCCACCCGCTCGGGATGACGCATGCGGGGTGAGGCGGTGGCGTCGAAGGATAGGCACACGCCAAACAGCGTCTGCCAGAACTCCATCCCCACCGAAAGGCTCGGCCAGCCAGCGCGGGGTGTGACGAACTTACCAAAGGGCGTGAGTTTAGAGCCGGGGTTGGCCATCCCAATGCCCTTGAAGTCCTCATTGGAAGAAAGGTTTCCCACCATCGCTGTGTAGACGCACATACCCAGGTCGGAGAACTCGTCTGCCACCAGCCGCAGCCTGCCGCCAGCCGGAGCCTTAAGACCCTTAAGCTTCTTGTCGGCTTCGCCCTCATCGTCCTTACCGGCGGCAATGAGCCATAGCCCGATCGACTCCGAGAACTGGCCATTGATATCAACGCCCACGATGCGCCCCTTGGAGTTGACCATCTTGCCGGGGAGCTGCTTACCCTCGCGCTCCCAACGGGCCTCCAGGGCACCCCACAATTCCGACACTGACTTCCAGATCCGTCCTCGCGCGCCGGCCAGGGTGGTGGAGCAAATCAGAAACATCGTCTCGCTGGGGGCGGCTAGCCAGTCGACAATCGCAAAAATCGCGGCAGCCTCCGACTTGCCCGATGATCCAGCTCCAGCCAGGCCTACGAACTTGTGCTCGATCATCGCCCTCACCATGCGGTCGGTCCAGTCGTTCCACACCACAGAGCGCGAGGATCCCTCGACATTCCATAGCAGGTCAGCAGCCTTGACGAAGTGATCGAAACGGGTGAGGCGGCCACGTTCGCCCTCAGCGCGGTCATCATGCGCGTAGCACCACAGCTCGATATCGAGCTCGCTCACCCCCTCGGGAAAATTTTTTCCGTATTTAATCATCGGATGGAAGCCAGTTCACTCCGGGCCCTCCTTCTCAGCATCAAAAAGCTCCAGCTTCACCATCTCCAAGCAGCCGATGATAGACGCAAGAGAGAGGTCCCACTCTGCGCGATAGCGCTCGATCAGCCTGACAAGATCATCCGCAAGGGCGTCCTGCTGGACAAGCTGATCCACACTCCGTCGTTTGGGCATGAGCGCATCGTGTGAATTCTTACGGGAATAGCAACAACAGAATCACCCCCCCGCAACCTCTTCAGATACCTTAAGCTTTGTTGGGAAAAAATAAAAAACGTTTTTTGGTCGTTTTAATCCTAAGGGCACACGTGTGTCTTGGGGGACAGAGGGGGGATACCCGCCGCCCCTCACTGAGCACACCAACCAGACAACGCTATGAAACCAACTAGCATTCGTATCGAGAGGCACCCTTGCTCTCACGGTAGTAGACAACTGCTTGCATGCTGACATGATTACATTCGTGTTGATGAGGTCGCATTACCCTCACGCTGTGGACTCCATAGCGCCTTCTAGGGTATAGAAGCACGATGCCAGCCGTGAACCAACGCTGGCTATACACGCATATGAAAGATGACATCGTCATGAGAATGTACCGAGGGATCTACCTCGGCTTAGTGATCGCTGGCCTGATCGGGCTGGTGGTGAAAACGGGCGGATGCTCGGAAACCCGTGATCCTCTGCAAGGGTCGCACATCCCATCTGAGGTTCATGCGCCATCCCATTGACATTGATGACCCCGAGTGGGTCGATAAAGTACACGCCACAATCGTGCCACGACCCGTGACGGGGGAGAGGGTGCGGGCGGGCTCGTCCTGGGTCTCCAGGGCCACAGCTCGCAGGGGCATGGTGAGGTGGGTCTCGAAGACCGAGGTGTGCCTGGCCTTTGCCGAGAACGTCTCGGATGTCGTCATCCACTCGCTGGATGATTTCAAGCGCCTCTACGCGGAGGCTGAGTGACTTCAAATCCCGATGCCAGGCCTGGGCAGAACAGGTCGAAACCAACATCAAACGAAAACAACATCATGAAAACTACCAGACCATCATACACCGTAAGCGCACGCAACGTCGTCTTCACTCCTGAGGCGGTGATCACGGCCACCTTCAACACGGGGACCTTTCATGGGCCCCTCTCCGGGCTCCAGGCCTGGGTGTTGGAGAACAAGGCAACCCACGTTAAGGGCTGCGTCACCGAGCTCGGTAAGCACGGGCTCTACCCCTGCCTCAGAGCGCGCGACGAGAACATGGCCAGAGCGCTGTCGATCCTTGCCGGTGGAGTGATTGCGATGGGTGACGGGATCACCTACGCCACCAGACAGATGGCAATGAACGCGGCGCGCACGCTGATGCTCGCAGGGCTAGTGATGCAACCTGGGGATCTAGCCTGGGGCATCACTGAGCAAGCCTACGCAAATAGCGCTCAAGCGCTCAAGCCCAAGCAGCTCACCCTCGAGGAGCAACTTGCTGATTGCCCCTTCTAAGCGTTGCGGCAACGCAACATGGCGGCCTCAAGCCGCCCGAGTTACACCAAGTCGAAACGCCGTGATGGCGTCGTTGTGGGGTGAGAGCCCACGGCCTGAATGAGACATCTCACATCTACTATGAACACGAACTCACAAATACTAAACGCCCTGGATCGCGGCATGCAAGTCGATCCACAAGCCAAAGACCGAGCCATCTCCAACCTGGTGATGCAGACGGTCTCAGAGCACAGCACCGAAGAACCACAAGGTGGCTTCCAGGGTGTTGCCGGCGACGAGGATGGCCCATCGTCAGCGGTTCGCAACTGCCTCGGCCTGCCCGATGTTGCGTCGACGCAAGAGCTCCCAGCCAAGCTGCCCTCGCACGACTTGCCCTCCTTGCTGGAATCACGACATGAAACACTGCTCCAATGGTGCGAGCCGTGGCCAGCGTGCGGGCCGGAAGGCAACGACCTTGATGCTCATATCTTCCTCCGTGCCACAATCCACGACTGCATCAACATGCAGCGCCACGAGGCGAAAAAGGCTGGACGACCAACGATGGGCGACGACAGAAACCACCTGCTCGACTTCATGGCAATCCACTTTACGAAGATTGTAGAGGCGAATCAGTTGCCTTAAATGTCACGGAAACCGAACGCCTATCAAAGCCCAACGTCATGGGTATAAAAGGAAATAGCGGCCCACTTCCGTGTCCGCTTGCAACTGAATGTAAATCAACAGGTTTGTTCTCTACTTTGAGCGGATGGCAGTCTGGCAAGGTGGCCAGCTGGTCGGCTTTCGGTGGTTGGAACAGCCCCAAACTACAACGATTCCTTACCTTTGCAACTACAAAAATGAACGAAAAACCACTGAAAAGCCCAAATCAAACCCCTCTAGGGGTGGAGCAGATTACAATTGAGTCTCACCATTGGTGTCCCCTTATAGATGGGGTGGTGGTGTCATCGCCCTGCTGTGGGGTTGTGGGTCCTGCGCCTTGTTCTGACGAGGGTTACGGGGTCTGCCCTTTCTGTGGGTCCTGACGCTATCCCTTGCGGCTCTCCGTGAAAGCGGCTGCGCCGCCGGGGATGGGGTATGAATATCTCCGTGGTGCTTGGTGCGTGTTTTGCTGTCTCTGGCCCCTTGCTGCTTGCAATGCAGGTGGGCTTGTTGGACTTATCAAACGCTCTTGAGGTGCTACGTGCAGAAGTGGATGACGCGTTCGGTCACGACACGCGGATCTTCCCTGACTACACAGTCTCTGCGTCCATCACAACATCCGTAGGACGCTGACTCCTCAAGAAGCCAATGTTCACTGCCACGCTTGTCCCTGCGGCAGCGTCGGCCTTCTCTTCACCTGTCACCAAGCGTGTAGCTGTAATGATTTCCAGTAATCCCTTGGGGTTGCGGATGAAATTCGACGCACTCTCATCAGTGACGCCTTCTAGGGCTGCGCTAACGATGTTGAAGCTCTTCTCACGCAGCTTCTCGCCGCGCTCCACCCAGATCTCTGCCTTGATCTCATTCACATCCCGGGTCTTGCCGGAGCGACGGAAAATCTCCGACTGCTTCGCCTCGATCTCGCGCCTCAATGACTCCACTTTGGCTGGCGTTAACCAACCATCCCTCAAGGCCCGTTGCCTTACGGAACGCTCGCTCACCTTGAAGGCCTTCGCGGCGTTGAGATAGCTCACACCGCTCTCCACCAACACCCTCATCGAGACGTAGTCGGTCTTAAGATCGGTGGAGGCCATCACAGTGAGCCCTCCTGCAATTTCGATAACGGGGATGTGGGACATGCGACGTGTCCTACACCCAATCTTGCGTCAACGCAACAACCAAAACCAACACAAACCATGAAAGCTATTAAAACAGAGATCCTCCAGCCCTGCCTGAGAATCGCGCTCCACGTAGCCTGTATCATCAGGTCGGGTCACTGGAGCTGGCATCTACACGGCATCGCTCGCGAACTTCCGCTAAGGGCCCTGCGGCTGCGCCGCAGAGCCACGGGGCGATAATGAATCTTGTCCTGGAAGTGACGCTAAACCTTCCATTAACCAAACACAGTAATGCACACGAACATTGAGGAAATCGCAGGCATCATCGCCGACGAGACACAATACCGTGATGGGTTCCGGGACCCCAGAAGTCCCGGGTTTGTCTACTTCGATGACGAGCGCGAGCTCGACACCGACATCAGTTGGGGGCGCAACCTTGCCCTCGACTTCGAAGAATGGGTGGCCCTCCAAAACCACCATGAGGCACTCGACAACCAAAGAGAGGCTCTGGCAAGCCGCAAGGTGATTGCCATCAAGAGCAGCCCTACGAGGCCCTCAGCGGTCACAAGCCCCGAATCCTACAAACACCTGCCAAAAGCCGCCCGCAAGCGCGTGGAGGCCCTCCTGGCGATCAAAGTGGACCAAACGGTGTCAGACGGGGGTTCCTACCCTGATGTCACCAGCGACTACGAGCCAATGGAAGGTGATCCAGCCGTCTACCGGCTCTGCACCTACTCCAACCTGTTCCAAGTGGTGAACAACGAATACAACCGTCTCCACCCCGTCAGAGATGAGCATGGAGTGGTGAACAATCCCTATGATCCATCAATGGAGCTGGTAATCGCCCGCGCCACTAAGGAGCAGCCTGAACCTATCACGATGGCAGACAAGGCTGCCGTAGAGGAAGCCCAGCGCCTGAACAACTGGACGATCGGCTGGCATAAGCGCCGGCCACAGAACAACGACCACTGGCGCAAGTTGGTGGCCCCGTTGTCGGCTCATCTGGACAATCCAGACTGCCTGTCTATCCTTAAGACCCTCCGTGAAGCTCTGCCATTCGCCCAGGGGCCCCTAGCGGGCACAGTGTTCATCAATCCAGACGGCACGCGCTGGGAATCAAGCGACACCAACGGCGGCAAAGCCAAAGAGGCGTACGCAAAAAGACACAAGGTGCCAGGCCACCTCATCACGATGGACCGGACCCAGCTCGAGGACAAGAAGGTATCCAAGTGGGTGATCGGCAGACGCCGCTCCAGCGAGGACACTCCGTCCAACTGGTATGACCCCAACCCCTCGTTCGTTGAGCGCAAGCAAAAGGATGAGTGGGTGCGCGAGTACGACTCCCTCGGCAACAACCTCTACGCCGTGCCTGAGTCACGGGTATTCGAGGGCCACCGTCTGACGGTGCGTGAGTTTGAGCGCGCCATCATCGCTGGAGCCGAAACCTTCGACGACGAAGATGACGTGGCTGTGGCCCGGCTAGAAGCTGACTTCCTGCCCGACAGCCGAGTGCTTCTGCTCAACATGGGCTATGGCTGCAACGGTCGCGACGAGTCCGCGCTCAGCCACGAGGAGGCCTACCTCTACGGCGTACTAAGAATGTTCGGACTGGAAGAAGCGTGCGAGATCATGCTCCTCGAGCAGCAGGAGCCAGGACTACTCGCTGCCCACCTCATGAAGAACGGCAACTACAGCGAAAACTTGGTTTCCATCCTCAAGTGGGTGTCCACCCAAGACAAGCCCTCACGAAACGCACAGGGACGCGCACAGCCACCCGTTAATGATGAACCGATGCTGGCCTATGTCATCTCAGCTCTCACTGACCGGCCATTGGCAGACATTGAAGACCGTCTGGACACAAAGAGTGTGTCACGCGACAACGTGCACATCCTCGAGGAAGCCCAAAAGGCCCAAGACGCCTTCATTCGCACCCGCAGCAACCTCGTCACGCGTGCCTGGCACAGCATGACGCAGGAAGAAAGGGCGCTGGCGCGCCCCGGGAGATAAATGTCAGGAGTTGGGAGTCGGCCAGGTGGTCGGCTCTCAGCATCCCCTGAAATCAGAACCAAACCAAACACGACAATGAATGACACGACTGAAACCGCAACCACACCCCGCCGTAAAGCAGTGCATGTGGCCATCAACGCCCCAACCGAAGCCCTCCGCGAAGCCATTCGCCAAGAGCTCGGCTCACGCCTGAAACACGCCACCTTCTCCTTCATCGGAAAGATAAGTGAGCGTCCCACCGGCGCACGCCTGGCCACCGCGGGGCTTCCGGCCTTCATCCCGGGCAATGAAGGCGTCACCGTCTACTCCTTCGGGACCAAGATGGAAAACAATGCGACCGCAGAGTCGCGCAACAACCAGTGGGGCGTCCTGCGCGACCCCGAATCCACCGTCGAGGAAGTCCTCGCCGAACTGGGCCGTCCACAAGAATACCTCGTCCTACCTGAAAAGGTGAGTGGCGAGCTCAAGATGGCCCTCTCCGAAGTGCGCCTGGACATCGCCGAGGCATCCACCACCGAAGACCAGCTCGCAGCCTACAAGGCGGGCTTTCAGCTTCTGGTTGACGCCATCGGCTAAACAGCCCTAGCCTGCCTCCGCCTCACAACGGGGGCAGGCTTCCTTCCATCATCATGAAAACTCTATACAACAAAGAAGAAGTGAAAAGCTGGATCCAAAACATTAAAAACAGAGCCAAGCGCAAAAGGCAGCACCTCACAAACTGCAGTCTGCAAGCAAAGCGCGCTAAAATGAAACTGATCCAGAAGAAAACGGGCCATCACGGCAGGTCGATGAGCCAAGCCATGATCAAAGCTCACGCAGTTGCGTAAACACTTTTTGCCGTGCCTGTGCTAGCCGAACGATAGCCTCTGGGAAATCCAGGGGTGAAACAAACTGGAAGCGCGTGAGAGCACTAAGAAAACCACCTGGCGCAAGCCAAAGAGACGCCTCTCAAGTTCATCTCCTGCCGTCCGTCAAAAAGCGCTAACGCCAACCACCTACCAACCATGAAAATTACAAACAATCAACACCTCGGATATATCGCGCGCGCAATCTGCGAGTGGGTGCGTGGAAACCGGGTCGAAAACTGGAAAACGTGGCAAAAGGACGGAATGACGTCCGATACCACTTTCAACGAAGCTTGGGACAATATATTCATTGTAAGAGTGGGCGGCGGCCTCGAGGATAAAAGGCTAAAATCCTACGTACGCCAGCAAATCAACAGAGCCCTCGCATCCAACCCAACCGAGCTAGCAACGGCTCACGAACCCCTTCCGGAGCATCCAGCTCCTGAACAGCAAGACACCATGGACACAACCGCATACCAAGACAAGCCCGTCACCAGCGTCACGCTGGTGTTTGGGGAAGACGTGGCTCAGATCAACGAGCAACGGGCCCTCAACATGATCAAGGCGAACAACGCCGCGATCGAGGAGCTCGAAAAGACGGGGATCACCTCCACCCGGCTCGCTCAGCGCATCACCGGCTACAAGGCCGCGAACGAAGCGCTGACCACCCGCCTCGATTCCTTCACCACCGAAGGATGATCGTACCCGGCCCCGGGGTGAATCAGGGGCACCAATGGCGCGTGGACCAGAGCAGGCGACGCCGCGACCAGAAATCGCGGTGTGATTCAAGTCAGCTCCAGCCCACGCGTCACCAACCGCCGCGGTAGTTCAAGGGTAGAACGCGCGATGTATGTCGGTTCAAGTCCGGCCCGCGGCACCACTCTCCACAACCCCATGGGACGCAAGCGACGACACAACAAGAAGCAAAAACGCATGGAACAGCAACCCCTAAGCTACCGCGAACGCGAGCTTATCAACCGAGCCACCCGCGAGGGCTTTGCCATCCCGTGGCAGTACCGCAACTGGCCCAATTGCTTCACCAGTCTGGACAGCTTCATCACGTCGATGACAGGCTGGCTAGAAGGTAAGATCCGCAACCATGGCGAGGCGGAACAAATCGTCACCGACAAGTGGCCGCCAGTACGCAAGCCAGAGGTGAAGACGCCCGCACCCAACCTGTCCCGCACCACCCACTCCAAAATGTGGAACGGCTGGAGCGAGGATGACTATGAATGGGACCAACGAAGCAGCAGTGTCATTGCGGTGATGCAAACCCTGCCTGCTGCTCCGCTCATTCCCGCACCGTCGGGCCTGAGTTGCGAACAAGAGCCTCATGTAGTGCTCTGACCAATTTCCTAGGAGTGGCCTATAGTAAAGATGCTGGACCGACACTCGCGTCAATAGCTCATAAAACTGAAGCTCACACCAAAAGAAAGACTTGGCGAATCGGCCTGCACCCGCGCGCGAGGGTAAAGGAAAGACCAGGAAGGACAGTGGTTCAAGACCATCCCCCAAGTCGTCAACCGAGTCATCGGAAAAATGACCTGGCGAAGCCCGTTGAGCTCGAGGAGCAAGGATCAACGTAAAAACTCCTAGCTCTGATGGTAGATCCCGTCGGGACTCGGACCTTAACCGAAGACGATGACCTTACTAGGCGACACGCATGGGAATAGACCAAGCGAGAAGTAATCATGATGGTGGTAGAAATAACAAAGTCCTCCTCACCTGCTTTTACGTTTGCGGGAATCAGTCTCAAGAAGACTCAAAACCCGATAGAGGCCTTTCTGGGTCACGCTCGCCAAGCGAGGGAAATCCAGTGATTTGTATGGCTGAGGCTTCCAAGAAAGCCCAAGCTCGACCGCGCATGGAATTGCGCGTGCTTACGGGACAAGCAACCCGACCGGAGGGATTGACTCGGGGGTAATTGCCCGCATCATCCCCCTCCGGCTCACTCTCACCCAAAGGCGGGGCGCTAGGGCTCGGACGACACACTCCCCCCAGCAACGACCGATCCCAAAGCGCTCCGCGACCCGCTTTCCCCGACCATCCCGGACGGGGCAAAACCAAAACAAAACACAGCACACATCATGATTGTTACACTGTCAAACGGCGGGGCCACCGTCTCGGTCGACCTCCCTCACGGGACTGAGGCCGGCCACATTCGCTCCATGCAGGACGAGCTAGACGACATCGGCGCACCATCCTCCTTCACCCTCGCGGTGGACGGGCAAGGCGTCGACGACTCAGCTCCACTCTCCCATGGGGCGACAGTCACCTTCCGCCCGCGCGGAGGAGACAAGGGCTCCAACTGAGCAACCGCTCCCCCGGCCTGGCTGGGGGGGCACACTTTCGTCAACGCAACTTGAAACGCGCCCCACTCCGACCTGGAAAGAAATGCCGCGCCTGCAATGGCTCAGGCTGCGCCGCCTGTAACCAACGCGGCTTCACAGTAAAGCAACCCAAGCCGCGCAAGCCGGTGAAGGCCGTCAAAAGCAAGCGTCACTCGATCAACCTGCAGTACGGCCTCCTGCGGGCGCCCTTCATGCTGGAGCGTCCGCGCTGCCGAGTGCTCGGACCCTCGGGTCCCTGCGGCAGACCGACCACCGACCTCCACCACCGCAAAGGCCGCGGCCGCCACATGCTGGACGAATCTACCTGGATGGCAGTGTGCGCGGAGTGCCACCACGGCTTCCACAACCAACTCCGCGGCTGGGCTGCACGCATGGGCTACATTGTCAACTCCGCCTCCCGCGCGGTGCTGCCGCCAATCTCAGCCACATTCCTTCCTTATGAATCCACAGACCGTTAACATCGAAGCGCCGCCGCCGTTAAGGATCCAAATCGCCGGAGCTGCCATGGACGTCACTCCAGGCCGCCTGGCGGGAACCTTTCATCCCATCCCACTGCCACTGTGGCAGGCCATCATCGGCTTCCACCGCCAGGTTAGTATCAACCACCTGGCTGAGAGCGTATCCTACCACCACTGGCACGCCGGCGAGCGTCGTTACCACACCATCATACCCTGGCAGCGCAGTACTGGCCAAGGCCTGAGTGTGTCGCTGGACTGGACGAGCAAGCCCAATGCCGAGCTATTGGACGCTTACGCGGCTCTCTATAAAGAGGACTTCTTCCCAGCCTGCACCATCCATACCCACGTCGACACGATGGCTTTCGAGAGCGGAACCGACGCCCGTGATGAGGCTGAGAACCCGGGGTGGCACATCACTCTCGGCAAACTCGTCAGCGCGGCCAAGTACGACCTTGACTTCCGGATGCGGATCCCGCTCCAACGCAAAATCACCGCGCTTATCGACAATAGCCGCGGCCACAAGCTCAAGTGGGAAAACCTATTCACCTCCGAAACCACCTGGGCTGACGTTCATCAGTCTCCCGGCACGCTCGACTGGCACCACCTCCTTGAGCGCGTCTCGATCACCAGCTGACACCATGGCAATCACCTACAAACGTAACGAAAAAGGCCAAATACTGGCTAAGATCGGCCAAGGACCCTCCACCGTGCTGGTGTCGAAGCGTTTCCGGATGCAAGGCGAACGCAGGGTTGATGTGATCCAATTCCTCAATATGGATGAGGGCTGGGCGCGCTTCGCCATCCGTAACCTCAGCATGCCGATGCTCTACCATACCTCAGCGGAGGATGGCCACTTCCAGTCCTACGGGCGAACGGGTGAGAGCCGGATGACGCAGTATGACGGCATCGTCTACCTCACCATCCCTGACATCAAAAACACCGAAGCCATCCACCTTACCGATGCTGAAGGAGGGGTGTTGGCAGGCTCCAACCTCTACGGATCCTCCTGGGTCACCTCGCCTAAGTTCAAGGGCGTCTGCCTTGGCGCTACCTTCAATCCCCTTAGTCTTGAGCCGGTAGACCTGCTGCTCTTTAACCGCGCCAACAGGGACCTTGATTGGCAAGGAGAGCCCCTTCATGGGGCTTGGATCTCCACCAATGCACTTCCTCGCCCCATTTTCAATATCACCCAATGGCCCACATGGAATACCACGACCCCAATCCCGCAAGAAGTGCTCGACGCCACCGAGCTCTGGTCGGATACCTGACCGCCTCGGGCGAGTTGGATTTCGAGAGCCTCGACCACAATCATCCGGTAGTGGCAAGCGCCACCGTCGGCGAGCTGATGGTGGCTATCCAGGAAGCCGCCGCTAAAGTCCGTTGCCCGCTCGAAACCACTGTCTCACGCTGGCTCGGTGCCCGAGAGTCGCTCTCCATTGGAGTGGAGACAGAAGTCTGGCAGCGACTCAGCGAGCTGCGCTACAAAAACCTGAGCATCCACTATTACCTTCAAGGCCGCACCGCAATCTTGCACAACGCAGTGGAAGCGTTTCAGGTGTGCTACTACCGCGACGCTCACAACGGCGTCCCCGCAATTGTTTATCACGTGCAAGCGCTGGTGGCAGCCGAACCGCCGGCCTATTACCGGATGATTCGCAGCAACTATGAAGAAGCCGAAAAGCTTTCCGGGCTAGACTCGACCAGATTCTCTGATCGGCGCACCCCTAGTGGAATGATGTCCGGCAGGCACCTCAACACGGTGATGAGCCATACTGAGAGCGAACCTGTCAGTCTCTCCTCCCTGCCTCTCCACAAGAAAATATCCCAACTATCCTAACCTTCAAATACCGCACCCTAAAGGGATGCGGATTGCAGATGGATACGACCATGGATTTTGCCACAGTTAATTACCTCCGCGTTTGGGCGTTTGAATGCGCCCGTGCTCAAAAACTCCAAACCGCGAAGCCTGATGTTCTTGGCACCGTTTCCGTCTGCATTTTCAGCATGGCCACACGACTTACAGACAAACTCGGATTGAGATTTCCGATTCGCTTTCTCCGTGTGACCGCACTGGCAGCATTGTCTGGACGTGTTCCGAGGATCGACTTGGATCAGTGGAACACCGGCAACCGCCGACTTGTAGGCAAGAAAGCCTCCAAGTTGCGCGAAGCCCCAGCTATGCAGCCTTGTCCGTTCCCGCCGTCTGGCCCTGATCCTCGTTCTGATGCCAGTCAGTTTCTCGATGGCAACAGCACGGTTCGTGCGTTTGGCGGTTTGGACTATGCGTTTGGAAATTGTGTGATTTACGTCGCGAGCAAAGTTCGCCTCTCGCTTGCTGCGTTTCTTCAAAAGACGTTTTGCGGACTTCGTTCCTTTGTGCTGCAACTTGCAGCGAAGAGAGCGATTGCGATTGCGAATCTTGTTCAGGCGGGAACCGGAATAGTTCGTTCCATCGGAGTCGTAGGCGATCTCCACGATTCCCATATCCACCCCGAGGCAATCGACAGCCTCAATCTCTTTGTCTTCGGGAACGTCCACTGTGATGTTCAGAAACCACTTTCCCTTGCGGAAAATCAGGTCTGCCTCGCCACGGGGATAGGCAAGCAAAGCCCGCTGCTTCTCGCCGCAGACAAAGGGCATCTTGGCGCGACCGCTAAGCGTCCAGATGCTCACGGTGCACGGAATCAGATTCATGGAAAGGATTCGGGAGTCGTAGGCAATACAGCCGTGCTTGCGAAATACGCGCTGAACTTTCTTGTCCAGCTTGTAGGCGTCCACAACCTTCGCGTTGAGCAGACAGACGATCTGTGCGGACAGCGGGAACTCGTCTCGAATCTGACGGTAATAGGTTTTGTGCAGGGGAAAGCGTCGGAACTCCTTCGAGTCCCAAGAAAGTTGGGACAGGCGGTTCGCCGCGCTGTTGACCGTCTCCAGTGTCTCGCGCAAAGACTCCGCCTGTTCGGGCGTTGGTAACAGTTTAATCTGGACAGTCAGTTTCACTTCAACCAAGTTATTTCAAAACCTTGAACATGTCAACACCTAAAAGCAACCAAACCAAAGACGGCCTGAAGGCCGTGGTTTCAACCCAATTATTTTGATGAAGAAGCCTCAAAAAGCCGCCATCATCGGCGCGGGCGGCATCGCCTGCACCCTCGCCCCCATCCTCGGCCGCCTGATGGATCTCGTGATCGTCGACGCTGACGACTACGAGCCGTCCAACGCCGCTCGCCAGTTCCCCGCTCTCACTTCTACCGGTAACAAAGCGGTGGTGCTGGCGGAAAGTATTGCTGGCTCCACTCTTCAGTCTGTCCAGGCGGTGCCCCACTACTTGCAGGGAGCCATGGCCATCAACTGGCCCGAATGGGAAGGCGTGGAAATAATTTTCGGCGCAGTGGACAACAATCAGTCACGCCACATCATCATGCAGCTGGCGGAAGACCTGGGGATTCCGGCGATCCTGGCAGGCAACTCCCATGCTCACGGCGAAGCTCACCTGTTCATCCCTGACGCGCACGACCCACGCCACCACTTCGAGTTCCCAGATACTGACCCACCGCCATGGTCCTGCAACTCTGAGCGCACGCTCGAGGAGTTCCCACAGACCGCGATGGCCAATATCGTCGCGGCCGGCTGCGCTATGCACCTACTGCTGTCATGGGAACACGTCGCCAACCCTCTTCACGCGGTAGTCCACTCCCGGATCGACACGCTCTGCTCTTCGTTCCGGCGCGCGAAGGACTTCACGCCCGCAGGAACCGTCTTGACGGCCAGTTAAGCGTTGCGTCAACTCAAAGCCGACCCAGAAAAACAAACACATGAACCTGCATACCATCCAGTCACAAGGAGAAGGCCCGAGTCTCGGCCCAATCACCGTTAAACGCCTGTTTCCATTCAAGCCAGGCGACAAAAGCCTGTTCCTTATCGCCAGCGACGCCACCGGCGAATGCGCGGTGAAGATCTGGGGCGCCGGCGCACATTGCGGAGTCCAAGAAGGCCAAGTGATCACTCTCACCGGCGCGGGTCCCAAGGGCGGCCTCAAGACCAACGAATACAACGGCAAAGTGAGCATCAACGCCAACGACTGCCGCGTGGACATCCAGGGAAGCAACCCCGCACCCCAAACCCAGGCGGCACCACAGCCCGCAGCGTCTCAGCACGCTGACCCACTCGACGACAAGCTGCCCTCGGTGATGAAACGCTGCGCACGCGCCACCTCCCTCTACATTGACGAGATGGTCGTGAATCATGGCTTCAGCCGCGACGAGGCGATCATGCTCGCGCAAAACTGCCCCGCCTGGTACAGTTTGTGGTGGTTCGGCGAAAAAGGAGTTTAGACAAACCTTCCGAATTGACCATGGTGGCGAGCAATGGCCTCCCAGCTGGCGCTCGCTGCCTCTTCGATGACCTGCCAAAATGGTCACCCAAACCCCTTTTCCAACACGATGAGACCCCTTCCTGCCAACATGCTGCCGCTTCCCGCTGGGATGACCCTCTTAGGTTATGGCGACACCTTCCAACGATACCCCGATGGTCAGAACTTTGCAGGCGCAATGCTTCATGATACCGAATGGAATGAATCTTCCTTTAGTGGTGACTCATCAAGCCGACTCTACGCTGCTCTAATCGGCGAACCAATACTAGGCATCCCTGAAAACCGAGCGCAGATCGAGCACTACGAAAACTTGCTGGCCGGCAGAATCACAACACCTATGCCCGAGGCTGCGTTCCGAGCTCCTCCCGTGTTGATCGACCAACTCCATGAAGACTATGTCATAGTAGGCTGGGGCGGAGACTTCGCAGCGAGTGATCATGATGAAATAGGCTTTAGGAGCTCCATTAATGGAAGATGGACGCTCGAAAACCTTTCCGACGTGTATAGCAATTCCTTTTACGCCTTCCATAGATACTCCAGGACGGTCGCGAACGAGGCCAATGCCGCGGCTATTGCGTTCTACCGCGGGCATCAGTTGGAAGAAAGCCTCACCGCAACACCAATCCCGACTTCTATCCCCTCTCCGATTCCTAGTAACCCTCGCATCCCCGTTCCGCCAGACTTTCATTATCTCGGATACGGCGGCAGCTTCCAACTCCCAACTACCCAAATTTTCAACGGTATTAGTCTGGAAACAGGAAGAAGCGAATGGAGCCGGGGGCGATTGCTGATAGGCAACTCGACGCAAATCGAGTACGCCGCGGCCATTGGGTCAGCTATCCACCTACTCAACACCCATATGGACTCACCAACTGAACACGTCTCCCTGCCGGCACCCTTAGAGGTCCCTGTGGAAGCCATTGAATCCCTAGCTAGAACGATGGTGCCGATAGGTTGTGGTCGCGACATCAGCCCACATACTGCCCGCCCCGTCATGGCCTCGTACTACGAGATGGTCGGCGGCTGGACCGCTCGCCGAATGAGCCGGCTGTCAAGACAGCATGATCTCTACGCCGTGGACGCCAATAGCCCGGCCCTTGAGCCCAACCGCAACCAAGCGCTCGCCCTGCTCTCGCGCAGACTGCGATCCATCCACGACATTCAGGATGAGGACACCTACAAATTCGTCCAGGCCAGAACCAGGCTACCTGAAGATTATGTGGTAATCGGCTGGGCATCAGACATAGCCATCACGAACCTCGAGCGATTTGACTGGACCGCAACATGGGGCACTTGCGATGTGTGGGTGGACCAGCACGAAGCAGACGGTGTCACGGAAAAGCTCATCGCCGCCCATCGTGACGGTTCATTAGCCGCAGCTTACGCTGCAAACGTCTGGTACTACAACCAACCTGAATCGCGCGGCGAGGTTTACGCGCCTGCCGCATTCCGAACTCTCCCGCCGGAAATGCCACCCGTGCCCGACGGCTACGTCTGTATCGGCTATGGTAACCGAGAGAACGTGTTCTCACCTAGCTACAATGGCATCATCATTGGAATGTGGTTCGATCCGGGAAGCCAAAGCTGGTGGGGACCAGGGGAACTATCCTGGGGTGATGAGGCCAGAGACCAGGTCTTCGCGGTAGTAAGCGACGGCGCTTGCGCACATCTCTTACACGCGCAAGTCCAATTCTACCGAAGCCCAGAAGCCCTTCCCCTGGGCGCCCTCCCTGCAGAACCGCCTGCATCCCTAGGTCCTGCCCTCTTTCGTCTGAGCTTCAATGGCTCGCCGGTGGCCTCCGCTGAAGAGTTCAGCGAGACCATTGCACCACTGGTCGCTAATCCCAGTGAGTTGGCGACCACGATCTGGCGCGCGCTCTACAATGCTGACCCTGAATCGTGCGTGGCTCCATGGATCGACCGCGAGCCGGTGGTCCTTTCAGGCATCGACTTCCATCCCGTGGAACCCTCCGGGGCATTGACACTGGTGGAGCCTGCCGGACCCGAACGCCCCATTAGTGAAATCATCATCCGCGCTACCGCCGGTGCGCTGCTCCGCGGAGGACTGTCAAATCACTTCAACTACCTTGAGAGTGGCGAGTTGGTCGCTAACCCAGAGAACCCCCCATCAATCGAGCAGGGTTACGAGGTGATCCGTCGCACGCTCGAGATCCGCGAGACCGGCCAAAAGCTCGAGAACTATTCCTCCTGGACGCTGGGCATGCTCGGCAACCAGATGGAACTGCTGTTCGGCGACGCCTTCGACTCTTCGATGGTGCTGGCAGCCACCTCCAAAGCCTACAACACCTACATCACCGCCCTCGGTGTATTCCGGTCCTGCTGGAGCACTCGCCGTCTAGGCCTGTCGTTCACCCACCACAAGGAGGCTCATTATGCCAAGATCGAACCTGAGCAGAAGGATGTTCTGCTCGACCTCTGTGTCGAGCATCGCCTGAGCGTTAGCGAGCAGCGCAAGGTAACCTCCTACATCCGCAACTACGGCACCGAGGAACTGCTGGCCAACCCTCCCAGCGACACCGTCGAGCTGATGGAGCGGATCGAAGTGAGATCGGTAAACAAAAACTACCTTTTCTACCTCCCGTCCCGCAGTCAGTGGTACGAATACCGCGGACCGTACGAGTTCATCCCAAATGGAGCCACGCCAGTATTCAATGCCGACACACGCGCTCGTATCGACACTGGCGGAACAGCATCGAAGCTGGAGACTTGGAGCCCAGTAGGGATGGAGATGCCCTATCTCCGTGGCCACGCTGCTGTGCTTGAGGTTCACCGAGCTGAAGCGGCCGCCACTGACTCACCAGTGGAGCGCAGCCGAGGCGGCAACGCCGGCCCGCGCCACGAAAACGCCGCGCTAGATAATGAGCCTGCTCCGCTGGGCGAGACAGATATCTTAGCCCATGAAATCGGCATATTCGGGGTGAGCGCCACCACCTTATGAACGAGCAACAAGCAAGAGCCGAAATTACTGCCGACAGTGTTCGGAGCACCGTGAGGATATTGGCTGCCCTCGACAGTCTCCAGGCCGCCACCTACACTCAAGAAATCGAAGCTCGGGTCCTAAAAAAAGTGCCCCACTCCGAGTCGCAGATGTTCGAGATGGCCCAGCGCGCCGTGATCGACTTCATTGCAATGTCTATGCCGGGCAACGCTCAAGGAATAAGAATGAACGTAAGTTCGTTCATCAACAACCTGCAAGTCTGCGGCCTACAAAGCGAAATGGACATTGCTATTAAAGCGGTAGAAGAACTTGATTAGCCCCTCATGAGCGATACACCATTCTATAACTATCAAACGGTTCTTGAAGCAGCCGCCCAGCGCATCGACGATGTTGTCCGACTGCTCCTCCCAGGGGCAAAAAAGCAATCGGACTCATGGCGTTGCGGCGACGCAACAGGCAAGCCTGGATCATCCTTCTCAATCTCCACCCGTAGCAACAATGCGGGATGCTTCACCGACCACCAGGACCCAAGTGTCCGCGGCAATGCGATCGGTCTATGGGCGATGGTTCGCAACTGCAGCTACGACGAGGCCGGGAGAGCCTTGGCGGGCTTCCTGAGCGTCAACCCCGAGGCTCGGCTTTATCTGCCGAAGAAGCGCCCAGCGCCGAAGATCGTCCAGGCGGAGGAAGGCACCACTTTCAGTTGCGGCGGGCAGACCGTGCGAGTGAAGCCGCTCAACAAGCGCTCAGTGGACTACGCGCAGTCGCGGGGGCTCGACGCCGTCACCCTCAAGCGGGCGCGCTGCGCCTCCACCGACACCCACATCATCTTCCCCCACTTCGACGAGGACGACCGGCTGGTGCTGATCAAGTGCTGGTCCTGCGACGGCCGAAAAAACATGTTCAGCAACGACGACCCGATCCCGGTGCTCTTCGCCAAGAACCTGGTCGACCCGGTCAGGAGCGGCTCCGCGCTAATTATCTGCGAGGGTCAGTGGGATGCCTTGAGCTGGATCCAGCTCGGTTATCCGGCGGTGTCCATCCCCTCGGGGGCGGGCAACGACGAGTGGATCAACGAAGACTGGAACTTCCTCAACCGCTTCTCTGAGATCTACCTCGACTTTGATGACGATGCCACCGGCCGTGAAGCTGAGAGCCGGGTCAAAGTGCGAATTGGGATCGAACGCTGCCGGTCCATCCGCTACCGCTACAAGGACGCCAACGCTGCGCTCCAGGCGGGGGAACCTGAAGTGCTCCATGCCGCCTTCAAAAGTGCCAGGGAAGCGCCGATCGAGCGGATCGTCCGCGCCGCCGACATGAAGGGCAAGGTGCGGGAGCGGATGAACAAGACCCACCTCCAGGGAGGAACCCCCTTCTTCCTAGCTAAGCTCCCCTTCGAGTTCCGGCCCCACGAGATCACCCTCTGGTACGGCCTCACCTCGCACGGCAAGTCGTCCGTGGTGTCAAACCAGGTGTGCTACTCCGCCTCGCTCGGCAAGATGTCGATGGTGGCCTCCTTCGAGCAGGCCACGCCGATGACGATGGCCGCGATGCTCACCCAGTACACCGCCGACCCGGACATTGGCCAGACCAGCCAGTTCGACGCCGCTTTCGATGACCTCTCATCCAAGGTGCTGTTCTTCGACTCGATGGCGCGCACCAACCCGGCGGAGCTCATCGCCACGATGACCCTGGCGCACAAGCAGCTGGGGATTGAGGAGTTCGTCATCGACAACATCATGACCCTCGAGGTGGACCGCCAAGACAACACTGCCCAAGCCTCCGTAGCCGACCTATTCCGGGTGTTCGTCGCGCGCTATCCTGTACACGTCCATGAAGTGGCCCACCCGCGCAAGCCCTCCGACGGGGTGACTAAGCCGCCGTCGATCCAGGACATCCGAGGCGCCTCCGAGTGGGGCGACATGGCCAACAACATCATCTGCGTCTGGCGTGACGTCGACAAGGCGCAGAAAATGTCCGAAATGCACAACGAGAACGTCGACCCTCTGCTCATCGCATCCTTTGACGCTGAGGTGCCCGACGGCAAAATCTTTATCCGTAAGCAGCGAGAGAACGGCGAGCTGCCGATGATCTCCTACCGATTCGACAAGCGCTGCAAGCGGGCCTGGAAAGACCCAGAAGACGCGATGCCCTACTACTTTCCTCAGTCCGAAGAGGAAACTAAACCTGAAACCGAAGAGGAATGATGAATGAAGAAGCGGGACCGTGGACAGACTATATTCCGATAACGCAAAATGATTCATCGGTGTTCCAGAGGGTGTCCGGCATATATAGAAACTTGTCACCACTGCCTTTATCGCCACGTGACCAAATGCTGCTTGACGTCGCTAAGAAGGTGGCCAGCGGTGAGATCCACCGCCGCCAAGCCGTCGACGCCATCATCAAGGCCTCCAATGAGCACTCAGACTAGAAGCGGCGCCGTGCCATCCGTCAGGGCTCCCTCATCCAGCAGACGCTGTCGAACGGGAACGCTGAGGCGTCACCCAGCTGAGCGCGGGGAATCCAGATCTTAAGCGGCAAGTAGCAGCCGCAGGCGCCACAGGCTTCAGGAGCCTCCACCCTTACTGGTGGCACCACCGTCAATGCCAGCACATCCTTGCACGAAGAGCAGCCAAGAATCGGCTGAGCCAGAGGACAAATAAAACAGACCTCTGCTCGCCTCCTTGCCTCCTCCTCCGACACTAGGCTCCGGTTGGTCAGGCGCTTCAGCATGAAGTTGACAAACGACTTGGCTGTGGCCAGTGAAGCCGTTGGTGGTCCAGGGCCGGGTATCTTCCTGACATAGCGTGGGTGAGACTCCGCCAGCGCCGACCAAACCTCCCCTTCCCAACCGGGCCGCAGCATGCCGCCGGCGCGGGCCACCGCCTCACGATAAGCGCGCATCACCCCTTTCACGTCTACCGCCTCCAGCCGCAACCCGTCGATCGAAATCGACAGGCGACGCGGAACGGGTCCTCCTGTCTCCCAAGCCATAACCCACCGTCCCACGAGCGGAGCGCTCCAACAAGCACAACCATGAACATCATCCAACAAGGCAACATCTCCACCCTTACATCCGCGGTAAGAATCGACGCAACACTCCCCACTGGGACCTATGACGTCCAGTTCGACAGCATGCGCGGCATCTACGAACTCCACCACCGGCCGGGGTTTCGTATGCCAACCAAGATCTACGGCGGCGTAGACACCTTCTCCACGCGTGTCCTCAAGACCTTCCGCGCCCTAGGCAAGGGGATGGCCGTGCTCGCCTCCGGTCCCAAGGGCTGCGGCAAAACCCTCACCGCTAAACGTATCGCGCTCGAATCGGAAATGCCCGTCATCTGCGTGGCCACGCCCTACTTCGGCAGCGGCTTCAACGCCTTTCTCACTGACATACCCAACGCCTGCGTAGTGTTTATCGACGAGTTCGAGAAGCTCTACAACGAAGAAAACGCTAGAAACTCATTCCTTAGCCTGCTTGACGGAGCATCAGACAACAAGCACCTCTTCATTCTCACCAGCAACGAGGCGGAGATTGGCCGCTATTTCAGCAACCGCCCGGGACGGGTGCGCTACCACCGCAAGTATGAGGAGATGCCAATGGCAGTGCTTCATGAAATGATTGAGGACATGATGGAAGAAGGCTGGCTGCGCGATGCCGTTGTGAAAATGATCGAAGAGTATGGCTCCATCAGCCCCGATGCCCTCACCTCGCTGATCACAGAATGCCTCATCCATGGCGAGCCCCCAGAGGAGTTTCTGTCCTACTTCAACATCCAGACCGAGCTCTCCGGTTACTACTCAGTGGTCATCAAACGCGTGACCAAAATGCCGAAAACAGGGCTAACAAAAGCCACGTTCGAAAAAGTTAAGCGCTACCTCGAGAGGGTAGAGCAATACGGCGAAGAATACGCCGCCATCAGCCATCCGGAAGGGCTGGCAAACTGCAACGATTCCATCAAAGAGTGGTCGGCTGAATACACAAGGCCATTCTCAAAGCGCGCAGGTGAGATGGAGGTGAACATCAACTACGCAACCTCGGGGGTCGGCAAAAGCTTCCGCTCATTCAATTTCCGCCAACACGAAATCGAGTCGATGCGACGATATGCCGGCAACATCGAAATCAAGCTACACTCGGGCGACACCTACCTGTTTACCCCGGTGGCGGGATCAGCGCGGGGAAAAAACGCGATGTTTTAAAATTTACCCTTGCAAAGGCGGCGAGATAATCCTACCTACCCGGGCGTCGGACTTTCACTCCTCGACAACGATCTTAGAGACCAAGGGGTTCGCCCCCGTCCCTAGTAGGCCCGCCCGGTAAGTGGAAGTCCCGGCGCGGGTCTTTTTCTTTAGTGGATCAAGGAACCCCGCCTGTTCACAAGCCTGCACAGACCAAAAGCGAAGGCACAACGTGCGGTTAGGGTTAAAAGGATACACCGCCTAAAATAAAGTAATTCCTGGGTCACTCCTTGTCCTCTGCATCCTATGCGGGGGGTAGGGGGGTTATAAAAAAGAAGAAGCCCAACCTAAGCCTTAGAAGCACTTAACATCATGAGCAAAGAACACAACCCCGCATGGATGAAACGACGGGAAGAGAACAGCACCCTCCGAATCCTAGCGGAGGTGTACGACCTTGGAGGATACGAAATACACGCGACGTTCAGCGGTAGCGGCGACAGTGGCAGCATAGATGAGATGGAGGTTAAACGCCATGCCGACTCAGTAGTCACCGACAGCGTGGTCAACCCGGATAATGAAACCTGGAGCATCCTGCTCAGTGTGGTTGACAAGCTCATCGAAGACCACGTTCAGCACGATTGGTACAACAATGAAGGCGGAGGCGGAGAGCTTGTCATTAATCTCGAAAACCTCGATATGCACATCACCGGCCATGTCTACGAACTAGTGCGTGAAGATGTTAGGGATGTGGAAGACAACCTCATTGAATTGATGGACCTCTGACCGACATGCACCCTTGCCACCACTCCATTAGTTCCGCCCGCAAGTTCGGCGGCCTCGCATCCGACTACGCAGCGATCCACGACTGGTTCGACGCCTCCAAAGAGTTCCTCGCCGACTTCCGCCACCGCGCCCTACGTCACCACGCCCAGGGAATCTTCGAGTGCGAACGGCGCTTCGGCTCCACCATCGTCAACTCAGATGGCAAAACTGTGCCTGTCCGCTACATCGGAGAACAACACGTGCGTGAAGACTGCGGACGAATCCCCAGCCTGCAAGACTGGCTCCTAAGAATCCAACACGAGCCCTGGATGCACCGGGCGCCACAGGAAGTGGACGCAGACATCCGCACCGAGTCGGCGCCACAGGTGCAGGTGAACCTCACCCCTCCAATCGTCATCCTGACGCCATGAGTGAGAGCGAGGGCGAGGACGAGCTCCAGCGGCTGAAGGACGACATTCTCGCCCGCAAGCTCGGGGAGAACGCGCGTCGAGCCAAGGCCGGCAAGAAGCCGATGCACCCCGGCCTCGCGAAAAAAACCACCGGGCCCTCCGCGAAGAAGTCCCGGTCCCCCTCCCTGCCGAAGCCGGAATCAGGCAACATGGACGACTCCGCGATGTCCTTTGAGGAGTGGAAGTCCACCGGCTACACCGTCAAGAAGGGCGAGCGCTCCCAAATCTCCGACGTCCTGGGCATCCCCCAGTTCACCATGAACCAGGTCCACCGGATCAACCCTGCTTGGGCCGCTTGGAAGAAACGCCAGTGAAAAAACTATTCTCAGTCGATGGCAAACTGCTCATCGGCAAAGCCCATAAAGGCAAGCTGTGGAGCGCCTTACCGGACCACTACGTCGACTGGGCCAGCGATGAGATTGAAGGCTTCCACGCCCAATGGCTGGAGCTGAACACCCACGGCCCGGCACCACTGCCGGAATCCAAACCAAAGCGCGCTCCAGGACGAATTTATACGCTCGACGCCACACCCCGAAAATACAACCCTCCCTACCCAGATCATGCCAGAAGAACCTGAACCCTACCAAGACAAAGAAGACGACAAGCCGGCCTTCTTTGCTCAGCCACTGCCCTCCGAAATCGCTAAGGGAATCTTACGCGACATGGCCCAACGGCGAAAAGAGGAGGTATTCCGTGATAAAGTGGAGGCATTTGCTCGCGACAACAGCGAGACCCATGAGCGTGAAGTGGCAATGGGCCTGTGGGCTGACATGGGCGACCTCACCCCCACCTACTGGTCCGGGATGCGCGCCATCCGTACCTTCGTCAATTGCTCCGAACGGATCAAGAAAATGATGCACAAGCATGAGCCGGCGGTGACGGTGCGTCTGCTCGAAGCTCTCTCGGCTTCCTGCCTACACAGCGCAACCCTCATGCGCGGCCTCAGCGAGATGAAAGACCAGCACGAAAGAGACAGCAATAGCGACTGATGGCCCTCTCCGCCAAAGAGGAGAACCGCAAAGCTCGCGCCGCTCGAGCAAGGTCATCCCGCTCCAAAACCTACAACCGGATGCGCCTCCTCGAGCGCTCAGCTCGAGAATACATGGCGGCCGTCAGGCTACTGCACCTCACTCCTGAACAAAACCAAGATGTCATCAAAAAGATCACCCGGCTTGAAAAAAGCCTCACCGGCCGAATCTCCGCAAAATCACCACACGCTTGAGCATGCGATCCAAACCTTCCGCAGAAGAGGCGTGAGTGGGGCGCAGCAGTGCCTCATTCTGCTGGCGATCCACCGCATGGAGACCCCGAACGTGGGAGAGATCTCGCGCTACTGTCGGGTGCCATCCACCACCATCTTTTCCCAGCTCATCCAGCTGAAGCGGAAGCGGCTGGTAGAGAAGGCGCCACTGCTCTCGACAGAGTTTGCCTGGCCGCGCTGGAAGCTGGCTACTGCTGGACGGGCCCTTATCCAAGACGTCTTCAACGTGAGCGCCACGTCCACTCCCGAGCCTTAATAGCAAACCGCCTGCCATGACCACTGGTAAGTGGATGGCCCAATCCCATCTTTATGAAACAAGTCCACCTCACCCCGGAAGCCTACCATCTCCTACGCTTCGACGTCTCTAAACTGCCCGACCTTGCTTCAGCGGGGCCAGTTAGCGCCTCCATCCTCACCAGGTCGAAAGACCCATTACTGTTCCTGCTTTCAGGAGACAAAGCCACCACTGCGGCAATGGAGCATGGTAGTCTAGTTGACATGCTGTGGACTACGCCAGAGCTCTTCAACAGCTGCTACGTGGTGTTGCCAGAGAGCGCGCCGCAGCGGCCCACCGACGCGATGCTAGCCGCCAAAAACCCCGGCGCCTCCTCGATCGAACGACAGGCCTGGTGGGCGGACTTCGACAAGCGCTCTGCCGGCCTGCAAGTGGTGACCCACTTCGCTTACCAAGATGCCCGTGCGGCTGTTCGTATGCTCGATCAGAATGCTCTTGCCCGCGAAATCCACGCTGTCAGCGAGCGGCAAGTGGCGCTAGTCGGCGAGAGCCCGATCATCCCCGGAACCCGCGCCAAATGTCTGTTCGACCTACTTCCCATGTCCGGCCCTTTCGTTGACGCAAGCGTCGACCTCAAAACCACCAACGATACCGACGAGCACGCGATGGCCAACATCCTCTTCCGCTTCGAGTACCACCTCAAGATGGCCTACTACAACCTGCTGGCCGAGGCCGCCGGCTTTGGGCCGCGCAAGCGGGGCGTGCTGATCTGGCAGCGCTCGAGCTTCCCCTTCGATGTCCACGTCCGAGAGATCGACCCGCGTGACATGGAAATCGGCCGCATGATGGCCGTCAACCGCGTCAACGCCCTCGCCCGTCTCAATGCCGCAAACTTGGAGTCCCACTTCGACACTGCGCTACGGACCCAGTCGCTGGCTGACTGGCAGCGCAACGCCTGCCTGTCATAATAGATAATCGAAAGTGGCATAGTCCTTGGTAGGACCCAAGCTCACCAACTGCCGCCGACGGCAGCGGTGGAGCGGAAAAGAAACGATGAAATCAAAAGTGAAGACCGAGCGGAAGAAGGGGACGGCAGTTCGCGTGCAGCGCGTGGTTAGCTGTCGGGAGATTTGGAATAGATGCGATGTGTGTGGATGCTTCATCAGCTACAACGCCTTCAACTGCGGAAACGCCGTGCGAAAGATGGTGATTCCAGACAGCGCATACAGCACCGAAGACTATGCGACACTCTGCGAGCAACACCGAGACAGCTAACGCAAAAACTGAGGGACCGGCAGCTTAAACGGCCCCCAATCTCAACCAACACGCAAAATGCCCGAACCCGAAACAAACTCCGAGGCGGCGAAAACCGTCCAAACTACGAACGTCCCAGCGGTTGGTCTGCCGCGACTTGTTCGGCAGGGATGGCGGCATTTCCATTGCGAAGACTGCGAACACCGATGGAAAGATGCGACGAGGGACTGCCGCTCACCGAGCGGCGAGAACTGCCCCCGATGTGGTGAATGGTGGTTCCCGTATCACGGCGAGGAAGATGCAAGTCTCCCGGTGGACCAAATGGGAAATCTTCTGCCGTGAAAAACAAACTAAACCGCTCATGCGGGTCGGATTCTTCGTCTTGTTGTGCCTCTTTGGGGGACATTCAAGGCGCGAAAAAAGACCGTCTGAATGCTGGCCTGCGGAGTCTCGCGGAATGGTGCAGCGCCCGTGCAAACGGCGAGCACGATACCGACACGACGCTGACCATGCTGGAGAAAAAAGCCACGGTGCTCCGAGGCCAGGTGATCGCGGCAGGATGGGCGGAAATCGAGAGGAAGAATGCCATTCGGCACAACGTCGATATGGAGACATCCCCACCCGAACCACAATGAAAACCACCCCTGAAACTTCGACATCAGAGCGGTCCCCGTTGGGATCAGGCTCTTGTTCGTCTTCTTCGGATCAGGGGAAGCGCGGAAAAAGGCGAAGCCCGGAGACCTGCCGGAAGATCGGCGAAATGAAGGCGCTCCGGGCGGCTGAACGGCGAGCACTGCGCCCCGCCTGCCTCTGCTTCTGTGGATGTGGGCAAGCACTGCCAGAACGGGTAGGAAAGCACACGATCTATCTGCGTGGGCACCAGCCGCAACCAGACCGCAGCGCGCCTGAATACCGGGCCAAGCTGTGTGAGATACAGAGGCGGCTACGGACCAGTGGCTGGAAACAGTCGAAAGAATCTCGAATGCTCGCATCTCGCAAGGCTCAAGAGACGAAGGCGGAACGCCAGGCCGCAGGCCGGGTCTATGCCCATCACGGATCAAATGGGAAGCTGAAAGGTTACAAATGGTCGAAAGAGGTAATCGAAAGCCGCGCCGCACCAATGCGTGATCGCCCTCAAGTAAAGACGCTAACAGCAAAAGGACCGCAAAACAAAGCATCCATCACGGGCATCCTTCGCTCGCCTGTGAACGTCACTTATCGGTTCGTAAATATGTCGGAGTTCGTCCGCACTCACGAACACCTATTCTTGCCAGTCGATGTGCAATGGTATGGCAAAGGGAATCGCGCTTGCCGAGCCCTAAAAGGACTGTTTCGACTCACGGAGAAAACGCGTCCGAACGGGACATGGAAGGGGTGGACGCTCGTGAGCTTCACGGAAACCTTCTACAACCGCGGGGAAAGTCTCCTCAGTGGGGAATCTTTATCTCAGACGAACGACAAGCTAAAGATCAAAAAGTGAGATGAAACAAGAACAATACATTTATATCAACAAGGGCGGAGACAGGTTTTATTACAAAGACGAAGCGATGACAGTCCTGCACCGTGACGATGGACCTGCTATCGAACAGGCTAATGGTGATAAGATATGGTATCTCAATGACAACGTTCACCGTGAAAATGGTCCAGCTATTGAATATGCTGACGGTGGTGATTCTTGGTATCTCAATGATGAAGCCTTAACGAAGGAACAGTTTGAGGAAAGAATGAACCCTGTAGTCGTGCCCAAGCCGGTGAAATGCCGGACATGCAACGCAGGCAAATGGATGAATGGGATGGACTGCCCAGACTGCACGCCATCTCGGCAAAACGATAAAAGCGCTAGCACCGATGCCAGCAAGAAAAACGCCATAAAAACACACTCGACTCCAACGCTGGCAGCGACTGCTCCAGCCACGCCTTGTTCGCGGTGTATTGTTCGCGGGTGCGAAAACCACAAGCACCAAGGTCGATTCGTGGGAGACTTGTGCGCACCATGTCACGAATACATAACCATTGGGCGTATTGGTCCGACGACTAGCTTCTTGGGCCGCATTGATAAGGCTCTGGACGCACTCAAGGTAATCTCCGTTGCTGACTGGAAGACGGCAGGTGAACTTCGGAAGATGGCGCATGATGCTTATTCTTCCGCAAACGAAAAGCATCTACCATGAACAAGCGGGCAATCAAAATGCGAAAGCCGGGGGACGACGCTGAAATCACGCCTGACGCAATCTTAATTGCTGCTGCTCCTAAGATGCTGTCCGCGCTCAAAATCGCCAAGGAGGAGTTTGAACGGCGCGACGGAGTCGGAACATGCCCAACCGAAATTGAGGATCTGCTGGGCGAGATTCTTGGGCAGAACGCACAGCTGTGGCACGGCAGCCGAGAGCGAACTCCGACAACACATAAAACCATGGAACCACCCCCAGAATCCAACACGCAACGGGCTGCCGTTGCTCACCAGCGTCTTGTTCGCCGTCTTGAAC